GTTTTTAGTCTTGCTTTGGTCGGTGCTTCTGCACCGCTTGTTTTACAGCTAGTAAAACCAATAGTTAAACAAGTTATGACAAAACTGACAAAGAAGAAAAAAGACGAAGAAACAAAGGTATAAACATAAGCAGACTTTTTTACAAGCCCCTTACAGACGATTCTGAAAGGGCTTTTTTTACTGTTTTACGTCAATTTTATGTATATGAGGCAAAACCTGATTAGCTTTAGGAACTATTTCAATATCAGAGCATAAATCGTAATATGGACTATCTTTTGTAAATCGTATTCCAGCAATTTTCTTTTCTCCGCAATGACGTAACCTTGCCATGTGCCAATCAAGTTCTTTGTTTTTTAATATCTGTTTATTTATATCATTTTGTATTTGTGCAGCTTCTTTACATTTTTTTGTATATTGTCTATCTAAAGGAATACTGAAATTTAAAGTAATGCCTGTTCCAAGTGCATAAGAGTCTTTATTTGTTCCAGAATAATTTTGTTGATAAAACAAAATATCTCCGGGATTATCAGGAGTTCCATCTCCTATAGGGTTGCCATCTTCATCAAAATCTCCTTCAATATCTGTTTCATCATAAACAGGTGTATAGTAATAATCTCGATAAGGTTTACGAAAATTAGAGTTAAAAGTAGTAAATGGAGTTATGGTCATCATTGAACCTTGACATACAACACCTCCACCAAATTGATTAGTATGAAAACTACCATTATTAACATTCCAGTTTTGATTAGTTACAGAGCCAGTGTTGCTTTGACTAACAGCATTAGCTAAAGCACTTGTTGGCAGTAAAGCTATTGAAAGACAGAGGTAGTAGTGACTACCGATTCTGTTTCTATTTGTCTGTTTATAGTTGTGACGTTTTGAAGACCGGGGGCTGAATATGTTTCTGTAAATTGAAAGGCATCTCCAGATGTAGGATCTGTTAGATTCCAAGCTGGTTTTGTTGTCATATCTGCTCCTTTCCATGTATAAGATTGACCTCCTACTGTACCTGTAACATTAACTGCGTCTGGTGCAATATCTCCTGACGGAGAAATTCCTGTTCCTGTAACTGTATATTCATAGCCAGTTTTATAATCTTTGCTTGTAATAGATTCTGTAATTGTAGTTTGGGTATTTGTAGTACTAGACATTGTACCTGTTGTAAAATTTGGCACAATATTGGCATTAGCTGGTAAAACATATATAAAAAATAAAAATAAAAGCTTCCGCATAACTCATCAATCTACTGTGACAGAAGTTACATAAGAAGCTGTTGCTGTAGTACCAGCTGACCCTGCTGTTACCGAAATAACATGATTATCAACAGTACCAGCTAAGTTCGTAGCTGTGCCTCCCGAAGTACTTGTCAAATCCCCGAAGGGGCTCACTTCACCTGTAGTCAAACTTGTAGCTACTGTATCTCCAGTAGTATGCGAGACTGTGTATGAGAATGACTCGCCATCTGTTAGCTGACTTGCTGTGATTGGTGTATAAGCATTTACTCCGTTAGTCGCAGCACCAAGTCCTCCTAAACTACCAGCAGTTGTTCCGTCAGTAGTAGTAACTCCTGTCCCAGAAACAGAGTATGAGTTACCAATACGATCTGCTGTAGTTCCCGGTGCTGCGACTTCTAACTGCACTGAGGAACTTATTGTTGATGTTATATCAGCATATGCTGGTGCTGATACAAGAAATAAAAACGGAATAAATCTTTTCATTTTTTAGGTTTAGGGTCAATTACTTCAGCACCTTCTATTTTAATAGGTGTTATTACTCTTATAGTCTGAACCATACCTTCGTTTTGTGCAACTTTATCGTCTTTCTTGCTACCTTTTTTAGCTTGCTCTAGCCCGAAGCTGGAAAGTGCCGTTGCTAACAAGCTGGCCGGAAATGTAATATCCTGTTTTTCTCCAGTAGTAAGACCGGGTATCTTAGGTAAGTAGTTGCTTGTAACAAGAAGGCCACTCCAAAAAACTACCAAAAGCCTGACTGCAACTGAGATGTACTCAAATTGTTCTTCCTTATCATCAATTTTTTCTTTCAATTTTTGCAAAAGATTTTTAGGTTTCTTAACTGTCATAAGCTTTTTCTGTCATAATAGACATATATTGAGGACTCGTAAAGTGGTAGAGGTAGTCGCAGCAGTAGGTGGGGCATTATTAACAGCTTGTTTTGTATCTGTAGGATCAATATCTTATAGAGGTAGACAATCAAGAGATGATCTTGTGCGAAATACAACAGCTATAGAATTGTTAACGACAAAAATAGATGATATGCACGATGACATGAAAGAGGTATTTCATAGGCTAAAAGAAGTAGAACTTGCTGTTGTAGAAATTAAGCCAAGAAGATAATTAATGTTTAAAGAGATGATTTGGGTCGAGGAAGACTCATTAACAGAAGTTTTTTGTAATCATGTAATTGAAAAATTTGAGAAAGATCCATATAGAAAATCTGGAATGGTTAATCAAAATAATCCTAGAGTTGACCACTCTGTAAAATTAACTATAGATACAGGAATAACAAATAACATAGAATGGAAAGAAGAAGATAAAATACTTTTTAAGGCATTACGTAAAGCTCTTGAAAATTATCACGATTACATATTAGATTTTTCTCGTAAAAATTTACCTGACAATGATTGTAAATTGTACCCTGCTCAAAATTATCAAGTAAAAGATACTGGCTACAAAGTACAAAAATATGAGCCAAACGGTTATTATCATTGGCATCATGATTGGTGCTTGCAAGATGGATGGTCACGAATTTTTACATATATTTGGTACTTAAATACTGTTGAAGAAAAAGACGGAGGCTGGACTGAGTTTATTGATGGTACAAAAATACAACCTAAATGTGGAAGTATTTTATTTTTTCCAGCAACATGGACTTATGTTCATCGTGGTTATACAACTAAAGTTCCAAAATATTTAGTTAATGGTTGGATTTATGCAAAACCATGATTGAAGAATTAAATATTTTAAATATAAATTCAACTTGGTTAGAAGTGAAACTAACAAACAACCATATGGATTTACTTTGGAATTGTATTGAAAATCGTGAAAAAAAAAATTATGAACATTTAGCAGGCAACTTACATGGAAGTTATAGCTTAGAAAAAAATAATAATTTTTATAATTTAATTATTCATCCTTTAGTTAAGCATTGGGTAAAAAATTATGGTGATTCTATTTTTTCTAACCAAATAAAAATATTACCTTGGGCATCATTAAATATGCAAACTTATTTAAATGATTGGTGGGTTAATTTTCAACATGAGGGCGATTATAATCCAATACACGATCATGGAGGTATTTTTAGTTTTGTAATTTGGATGAAAATACCAACAGATTGGAAAGATCAAAAAAAATTACCTCGTAGTGCATATTCAACTTCTAATACAGTATCTAATTTTCAATTTTTATATATTGATTATTTCGGGAAAATAAAAACATATACATATTATATGTCTCCTAAAATGGAGGGTACAATGTTGTTTTTCCCTGCAAACTTAAAACATATTGTATATCCATTTTATAATTGTAAACAAGAAAGAATAAGTATTTCTGGCAATATATCATTACGTCTTACTGATATTTAAAAAAAATAACCTCTTCCTTTATGACCAGCAGAAGAGGTTATAGCTCTAAGTGTGAGGAGTGAGCTACTATAAACGTAGCAATATAAAAAAAATTATGCTAAAAATTATTGAGCCAATCATTTTTGCCTTTCTACGTGGTAAAGCATTAAAAAAACTCTTACTTGATATAGCAAGAGTCATGGTCAAGAAATCTGATAATACGATTGATGACAGATTAGTTGATGCGTTAGAAAAAGCTTTGTTTCCGGGCAGATAATTATTTTTTACCGCCTTTCTTCTTTTTCTTTTTCTTCATTCCAGTTCCGTAATGGCCGGGCATAGTGTGTAAGTGTAACTAAGCCAAGTATAGCTT